TGAAGCTGTAATAGCGGTTGCATTCCAGGTAAGTCCAGCTGCAGTTGCAGCTATAACTCCTGACTCTCCTACTGTATTATCTACTACTGTTCCACTCATAATTTTTTCCTATGCACTTAATGAATACCCTGCTGCCGCTAAGTATCCTCTAGCAGTTCCTACTCCTGTTACATCTGCCGCTACTACACCAGAACTTGAAACTAAATTTGTTATTCCTGTGTAACCACTTGTTTGTCCATAACCAAAGATAGCCTTATCCCCACCATAAGATGAAGCACCTAAACCTCTTCTTGCAGAACCTACACCAGTAACATCTGCCGCTACAACTCCTACATTACTAACTAAATTAGTCATTGAAACATTAGAACTAGTGTAACCAAATCCAAAAATTCCTTTATCAGTACCATAACCAGCTGCAGCTGGATATCTTCTGGCTGTACCTACACCTGTAACATCTGCTGCAACTACTCCAGTATTTGAAACTAAATTTGATACTGCAGTATTACTACCAGCAAGACCATATCCAAATATTGCCTTATCCTCACCATAAGATGAAGCACCTGGTCCAGTTCTAGCAGTTCCTACACCAGCTGTATCTGTTGCAACAACTCCTACGTTTGAAACTAAATTTGTTATTGCAGTATTGGGTTCTCCAAAACCAAATATTGCTTTATCTACACCATAAGATGCTGCTGCTGGACTTTGTCTAACAGTACCTACTCCTGTTACGTCAGTAGCAACTACTCCAGAATTATTAACTAAATTAGATATTGAAACATTAGCACTACCATCGTTACCATAACCAAAAATTACTTTATCTGTTCCGTAAGTAGCTGCTCCAAGAGCTGATCTAGCTGTACCCACTCCTGTTACATCACTTGCTACAACACCTGAACTAGATACTAAGTTTGTTATTGCTGTTGGTCCAGTACCATATCCAAATATTGCTTTTTGTGTTACTGGTGCAACAGGTTCAAGTGCTGAAACAATATCAGAAGCTGGTGTCCAGCCAACAGTAGAACCAGAATAAACTAAATTGATTGCTTGACCAGCTGTGTCATAGTCAACAATATATACATCTGTTTTGCCTTGAAATAATAAACCATTACTATCTATTGTGATTGCGTTCGTTCCCCAGGTTCTAGCGTAATCTGCTAATACGATTTGATCTCCTTCGTCAGCAGAACTTGGAAGTGTAATTGTACAAGCATTACTTGTAGTGTTAATAAAATAACCTTTGCCAGAACTAACTGTTACAGTCGAAGCTGTAACTACTGATTGCCAACTAAGACCGCCAGCTACAGCTGCAATCGATCCAGATGCTCTAAATAGATTATCTTTTACTAAACCACTCATAAGATTTTAAATTCCTATAATGTTTGCTCTAAATAACTAACTACAACATCAACATCAGCTGCTCCACCAGTTATAAAACCTAACATATCACCTGCTTCTAAAACAATTCTAGTGGTGTGTTCAAAAGTTGCATTAGCTGCTAGTGCCTGTGTTTTGTAAATATAATGATCTGTTCCACCATCATCATCATCTACATATAAGTCAAAAGTTTCAGCATTTCCAGCTGTTTCGCAAATTGTAATTGATAAAATAGTATAAGTTTTTCCACTTGCACCATCAATCAATTTAACTTCTGAATTTGAACATGTTGGATGTAATGCTACTTTTAATAGTTCGCTTGCCATATTATTTTCCCCTTATTTTTTATTAATTAAAATCCAAAAACTAAAGCTTTACCAGTGCTTGTAATATCTGGAGCCATCGTCCCTGCGTTTGTAATAGCACCACCTGCAGCAATAGCTACTGTAGAACCTGAAGGAATTGTAAATGTATTTGCAGTAAATTGAAAATCATCTGCTCCTGCAATTCTAATGTCTATTGTGTCATCTGTATCTGCTGTAATTGAAGTATCTGCATCAGCATCTAGTATTAATTCTGTTCCATTTAAGTCTATTTTTGCACCTGCTATAACTAATCCGCTAGCAGTTAAAGCAGCAACTGTTGTTGCTCCAGCGACATCAACAGCACCAGAAAAATCACCTGTTGCAGCGTCTATCTCACCAGAGATTGTTAAATTTCTTTGTCCTGTTGTATCTATACTTGCATCTGTTGTAACCACTTTAGAAGCAATAGCTGTACCAGCAGTTAAACCATCTAATAATTCTAATTCTGCTTCAACAATTGCAGCTGATCCTATTGTAAATCCTGTTGCAGTAACTGTTGAATTAAATGTAGCTGCACCCGCTTCACTACCATCGAGAGTAAGCATTGTAATATCAGCAGTTGCATCTGTACCCTTAAATATAATATCGGTATCATTTGCTGCTGCATCTATTGTAATACTTCCAGAACTTGTTGTTAAATTAATTGCTGCATCACCAACTGAAATATCATCTGCTGCACTTGAAGCTGCTGCTGCCCAACTTATATCTGTTCCATCTGAAGTTAATACTGTGTCAGCACTACCTTGACCTAAAACTGCTGTTACACCACTTGAATTACCATAAAGAATACTTCCTCTATCTAAGGCATCAAGAAGATTAAGTTCTGTTGCTGTAGAAGTTAATGCTACACTTCCTAATGTAAATTGACCAACGGGTACAATAAGACCTGCACCTCCGCCTAATATTAAATCATCAACAGAAGTATCCCAAAGCATGTAGGCACTCGCTGTGTCCCCAAATAATTTTACATCATATCCTTGATCATCTGCACCAACTGTAAGTGTTGCATCTAATTGTACTGCACCATCAATATCAACAACATCTAAATTTGTTGTTCCAGCTATATCTGCGGCTCCACTAATATCTAAAGTTGTTGCATCTAACTCTCCTGCAACTGTTAAAACAGCACTAGTAAGTGTTAATAAATCTGTATCACTAGTATGCCCAATAGTCGTTCCATTAACAATAACATTATCAACTGTTAAAGTTGTTAGAGTACCTAAACTTGTTATATTTGATTGAGCTGCAGTTGTTACTGTAGCTGCTGTACCACTTGCATTACCTGTAACATTTCCTGTTAAAGGTCCTGCAAAAGCATCTGCAGTTACTGTACCATCAAAGAATGCATCTTTAAATTCTAAACTTGTTGTTCCTAAATCTATTTGATTATTTGTGACTGGAGATAATGCACCATCACCAATTGTTAATCTACCAGAACCACCTGTTGCTACTGTAATAACATCTGATCCTGAAAAAGTAATTGATGTATTTGTGTCTCCATCACCTGCAATTGAATCTAATTGTACTGCACCAACATTTGATAAAGCTGCATCACCAAAGTCTACTGCACCAGCAACTGTTAAAGTTCCTGATACATCTACATTACCATTAATATCAATTGTAGTTGCATTAATTTCTATTTCTGTATCTGATACTAAATCTAATACACCATCTGCTGATTGATGTATATATGTTCCCGTGTCTCCAAAGAGTAATTTCTCTGTACTATTCATTAGGACGTCATCAGAGAATTTAAAGTAATCCTCATCTTCCATCCATGTAAGTACACCATCTGCCGTCTCACCATCAAAGGTTACAGCGATGTCTGTGCCCGCAGTACCATCACCAATGGTAAGTGCAGTGCCTAATAATTTTGTAATTGGTCCACCTTCTGCAGCTGTACCATCATGGGTATGCCCTGATGAAACTGCGAATGCGGCTAAAAGTTGATCAAATTCATTGTTAAGATCTGATGCCTCAATAACGGCACCATCCGTAACACCTGATGAACTCTGTCTTGTATATGTTGCTCCCATTTATCTCCGTCCTCCTGGTACGAATTCTAGTTGAAAACCCCGAATCGACCAGGGTAAATTAGTACTTGTGTCTGTTATTTTTACTGCAATGGCAAATCCTGATCCTTCTACTGATTTTCTTGTAATTGGTAAATCACCTTGACCATAAGCTGCTGTTCCATAACTCCCTGCTCCATAGTAAGCACCACTTCCTGAAGAAGTTAACGCAATTAAGGCTGGTTGAGGGGTATCTATATCATTATAATTATATTGTAAATATAAACTTGCACTGACTTCACCTTCAGGTTTCCAGTTTAAGTTTACTCTTTCCATTGATTTTCTAATTCCAGGATCACCCATTGTCATATCGGGGGATCTATATGTTGAATCTAAAGCTGCTGTACTGCTAGCCCTTGTCCAAACATTTCCTGATTCTTGTTTATAAACATATCCATCATAGCCACCATGAACAACGGTTTCTACATTACTAATATAATCTGAATCACAACAAGAAACTTTTAAACCTTTTATGTCCGCATATTCATAACCTAATTGCCCTGTATTAGGATTAATTTTAATGCAGGCTAGAAGTCCCTTTGAACTACTTTCAGCTCCATCAGTAGGATAAAATAAACGATATTGTGATTTATCTCTTATAACTAATGCGGTTACATTAGTATAAGTAATATCATTAATTCTATCTTGTACTTGTTTTGAAATAGTACCAAGTTCAACGTCACCAATTCTTGTTGTACCTGCAATAGTTCTCAAACCATCTGCAGATAAAAATATTAAATCTCCACCTATTTCCTGAATAGATAAATTAGAAATAGCACCAACATTTTTAGCAACTTCCGCTAATGCAAAGTTACTTGAACTTGTTCCTGTTATTTTATAAATTTTTCTTTGACAGAAAATAAATAATTCATCACGAAAAACTTTTAATCCTGTAACAACGTCACCAACTTTAATAGTTCCTGCCCCTGTATCAAAATCATCTTCAGTATAGGGTCCTGAAAAAATAATACTATGGGTTGCATCAGACATTCCTGCATAGAACATATGATTAGCAAACGACTTTATATATTTAGGTGCCGTAGGTGCTGTTCCACCCCCTGTTGCATTTATAATATCTTCAGTATAGCTTGTGTTTAGTGTAAATGCATTTGTAGATCCTGTTGCAATTATAATTTTGTTAGTTCCATCATAATTAAATTTATCAAAGTCATAAGTATAGGTAGTTCCCTTACTTGTTCCTCTTGAAGTCCAAGACCCACTTGTTGTCCCACTGTATATGGTTCCACCACGTCCTGCTATAATAATATCGTTAAAAATTGCTGATAATAAAACTCTTTCACTTGAAGCAGAAACTTGTGGTACAATTGTTGAGTTATATTTTGTTGTACCATTAAGTCGCCTATAACCTCCTTTAACAGAAGGTTCAAAATTACTTAATTGTAGAGCTTCACCAGGTTGCATATTATATACATCCTTGTTTAATATAAGTCCACCACCACAACTTGCTGTGTAAGGCGTTATTTGTGAAGGATCAGCCATTTAATTAACTTCTTTTTTTTGCAAGGTTTTCTAATTGTTTAAGTTCTTTTTCTGTTCTTTTCATATTATGATTTTAGTGCTTCTTCCAATTTTTTAAATGTTAAAGCTGGATCAACCTCGACTCCTACTTTTTTTTGAAATTTTTCTCTAATTGTTTGTCCTGGTAATTTTTCAATTTCCTGCCAATCTGTTTTTATTCTTGCAGGTTTTTGCAAATTAACCTTTTCAGTCTGTAATCTTTTAGCGACTGGGTGTTCATTCCCTATTATTTTATTTGGATTTCTTAATACCATTTGTTCTCCTATTATGCGATTCGTGTACCTACATTAGATACAATACTTTCAGTAACAACATCTGTTCTCATATAATCAGCGTGTGTCCCGTAATCTGTTTTTAATAATCTTAATTTTCTTTGGTAATCTCTATCTGCTAACTGTGCATGTTGTGGATCTGATCTTAGCATATATACATAATATTTTGCTCGATCAATAATTAATGTTGAGAACCTATCAGGTAATCCCATACTATCTCCGTGTGCTGATAAATCAGTATGAGTTGTAAAATAATCATAGCTAATTGTATATTCACCTAAGGTTGGTTTAGGTACTACAATAAAAGAACCATAATCAGGTTTTCTTACAATCTTTGCAGGAACCCCATAGGCACTACTAGCATTTACATCATCTGCAGGTTTGTGAGATGCTAAATAAGTATCATAAGTAATATGGGCTAATTTTACAGGTGTAATATCACTTCTAGAAACTCTAACATAATCAACATCCATATTTGTTGCTGTACTAGTATTATTTATTGTTACATAAGTTGTTGTTGCTGTAGCAGTAAAAGTTGTATCTAAGACTTTACTTTCACCAAAATTAGTTACTGTTAATGTTGTACTTAAATTTTGTGTACCTTCTGCAGCTGTACCTACTTGCACTTTAAAAGCCTGTCCTGTACTAGCAGTATCATAAGCTCTTACTTGAATTTTATAAGTTTTATTTTTTACAGTAGATATAGCTTGATACATAGCATAATCGTTTAATCTTGCTCTACCATTGCCACCGCTATTATATGCAGCACTTCCAGCACCAGCAATTGTTGTCCAACTGGTTATATTAGAAGTAAATTCTCCGTTAGTAATTAATTCTGTTGGCTTTAAAAAAAAAGACTCAAAATCTACAGTCCGCATGTCAGATGGAAAAGTATATTCCCCATCCCCTGCTTGTAGAATTTGAGTCGTTGATGAATGTAATAGAGGAATTTCTGCTCCCTCGTTGTAAATATCGTGTACTGCTTTATTAATAAAATCTTTAACAGCTGTTTGGATACCTCGACTACTAGAGAAATTTACTGAAGTTAACTCAACTTCATTCAATTCTCTTAAGACTCTATTTGATAAAACTAAATATGTTGTAGCCATAGGTTATTAATTTTTTTTAGGTCCTAAGGATTTAGTCCCTTTATAGTTTTTTGATTTATCTTTATAAACAACACCTGAAGGTAAAAGATCAAAATACTTTTTCCCTTTTTGTATATTTGCATACTTCTTTTTTCTTTTTGAGTCTGTATCTGACATTATTTTTCATCCCTGTTATCGTGTTCAAATTGTTCCAAACGAATAAGTAATCTTTTTATACGAGATTCTGCATCGTCTAATTGTTTGTGTAGGTCTTCGATCTGCTTTTTTAAGGCAGCGTTATCAGACTTGTATTCTTGAACTATTTCAAGAAGTTGATTTCTTTTCTGATAACTCATTGAGTAACTTTGTAATGTGATCTAATTTATCACCTTGAGAAGTAACTTTGTTTTCTAAATTCTGTAACCTTATTTCTTGACGAGAAGGTGCAGCTCTTGAGCCTGTACTAGCATTAGTTTTTTTAGTTAAATCATAAGTAGCCATTTTATTCTCCTAGTTAATAAGGGGTATTAATTAAGGGGGATATAAATACCCCCCTTAAAATTAAACAGTATTATTATTATACTGCTGTGTCGTGTTGTGTACTTGTATTATTATCTGTTTCGCTAATACCTGCAATATCACATAGTACTGCCCAAACACGGATTTTACCCGCACTCGAAGCTGCACCAGCTATTAAAGCATCTATTGTATCTGCTACTTTGCATTGAAGCATAGGTGCTGCGTCAGCAACATCCCTAGGTGCATAACTAGCACCCGTAGCATCGTAAGCATCTACGTAAGCATCAGGATCAGAAAACCCTGCTGTACTTCCCGTGACACCAATATCAATAACTACAGAGCTCGAACATGCTGTTAGCACTTCCACGCCTGCTGCCATTATTAATGTTTCTGCAGGTACATCGATACACTTAAGAACATCATTTTGTGCTGCTCCTGAGTCACCGTTGACTGCTGATACGTCAATTGTATTTTCTACCAGATAAGGTGTTCTACCATTAGACGGATGTCCAGTAGTTCCACCTACACCTGTTACGTTATATGTAGCCATAGTCTATCTATCTCCTTCTAATTAACCTATTGTTATAACACCAGAGTAAGCTGCTTCTGTTCTCAGAACTTTTCTTCCGAAAACATGTAAGCCTCTCACGATGTCTGAAAATGAATCAGGGTCTCTGATAAGTTCCGTTTTCGCAATATGGTTTGCCGTAGCAATTGCACCTTGGTGCCCATAAAGGAATGCGTACTCATTAGATCCTGCTGATCCAAACGTTTTAGATGCTGCTGCTCCACTTGAAACTGCTATAGAATTAGTAGAGTAAAGTCTAAAACCAAACAAAGGTCTATCCGTTACCATTCCGTTTCTCATATCAGATGAGCCGCCATCAGCCATTACTGACTGATCCATAATTTTCGCACCTGCTTTTCTCAATTGTTGATAAAAAGCTGGTGGTGCAACAAACCATCTATTTTCTTCTGGTACATCTTGACCGTCAAGAACTGTTTTAGCTGCTGATATAATATTTGCTAGTGTATCAACTGCAGCGTCTCCATCAATTGGCGTACCGTCTGTTCCTGTGTTCGCTACTGATGTTGATGCATTGTCATAAATGTATTTTAATACATTATAGTCGTAGTTCTTTTTCAGTGAATAAGCTCCTGAAGAAGTTGCTAGTGCTTCCCAATTTACGTGTGATTGTCTTTCTTCGATGTCATCTACTTTAAACGCAAAGTACGAACCTTGGTCGACAGTAAGTTGTAACTTATCATCTGCCAAAGTTTGTGTATTTACAGTTTGACCTCGAGCGTAGTCGCTCACAGTAATGGAAGGTTCTTTCACGATATTTACCGTGTCGCCAAAATTTTCAATTTCTCCAGCGTAATCAGTGTTAGTAATATCTTCAACAACTGATGCACGTCTGAAAAATTTTTGAACCTTTTGACTATATACTGCTGGTACCCAATTACCTGATGGTAAATTTTGGTAGCCAGTAGCTAGTCCCATTGTAGCCATGTGTTAGCCTCCAATTATAGTTATTATTAAGGTTGGACTCTACCTTCTCTTACAGCTTTATCGATTTCTTCTTCGTACTTCGCATACTCACGAACATTCATCTTAGAAATTGCAGCATTAGACCAAACTTTCTTTGTAGGAGCATCTGGTGCTTCTGCCTTTTTAGTTTTACTAATAGTCTTAGCAGCTTCTTTTTTAGCATTCTGTTCTTCTTTCTTACTATACTTACCAAGTCCTCGATCCATTTTATATAGATCTAAAGCTCTGGCAGCAAGTGAAGCATTACTTGTATTCTCATACAACCAATCTTGAATAACAGGGTCTTGCTTTGCAGCCCATTCATGAAAATCATCTTTTGAACGAAGATCATTAAAATCAGGATGCAATTTTAAAAGTTCTACTTCGGCTTTTTCTTTTGTAATTTGTTCCTGTTGAACTTGGAGATTTTGGTATTTATCCTCCATCTCTTTTGCCCGACTATCCGCTTTGCTCATAGCAATGGTTTCAACCATTTCATAAACATCAGGATATTCCTTTCTCCAAGATTCTAATTCATCTTTAGATTTAGGTGGAACAAACTGCTTGGATGATTGCTCAAGTTGAGTTCTTAAAGTTCGAACTTCATCTTTATGCTTTCCAAGGGTAGAATCATAATGCTTTTTCAAATCGCCGTAGCGTTTCTTAAAAACATGTTCTTCTGCATTTTCAGGGCGTTCAGTTGAAGGAGTTGCCTTACCATCTAAGTTTGCAATTTCTTCTGATGCTTCAGTGTCCTTTTGAACGGTTGCTGTCTCTGCCTTCTCTCTATGAAATTTCTCTAACTCACCTTTAGCAAATGCTGTAACTTCAGGATCACTTTCGTCATCATGTTTTTTATACATATTAGCTTTGGGTATTTTAAATAGTTTCGGTTTTTCAATTTTAGTTTCTTTTGTTTCCTCAGAAACTTCAACTGTCTTGTCTTCTTCATTTTCCATTATTTTTTCCTCTTAAGGTTGAGTGCCTTATGGATAAGGGTAGCTCTTATACTGTCTCCATATTTTGTGGGCTGGTCATTAAACCTGTTGTTTCAGTAGGTTCTTCTGTTCCAGGTGGCACATTGTTTTGGTTTTCCATTTGTTGTTCTTGTAATGATGTAACATCTGCAATAAATGTATTTACTGCTTCTTGTACATCATCACCCCCATATCTTTGCATAGCATATGCTGCTACAGTAGATAATGGGAAAATTACATTAGGCTCATCACTTCCAAAAGCGTCCATTACTTCTTTGAACTCTGGTATGATTTTTACTAATGCAGTCTTAACAGATGGGGATAAAACAGATTGTAATGCTGCCTGATCCTCATCGGTTAAACTTTTTACCCGTTCTGCAAATTCCATTTCCATAGGAGTTGCATCGGGAAATTGTTCTTGTAAAGGATTACCTGGTGCTTGAACTTCAGTATTAGCAACTTCAGTATTAGCAGGAGCAACCTGTTGAGGTTGTCCTGTTCCCAAAGCACTTAAATCAGGTGCTGCAGGTATATTAGGTTTTTGATTCATTAAACCTGTTGTTGTTAATTTATTTCTTGGTCCTATTGCCATTATTTATCCTTTAATTGTTGATCATCTGAAATCCATTCTAAATCTGTATAGCTTTTTGTTAAATCCATTAAAAAAGTTTTTACATTATTTTCAACTAATTTCATATCATGATACTTTGTATATCTTTTATGCAATGAAGTATTTGCTGTCATCGAATAAACTAATTCCATATTATATTTTTTTGCTAATTTAAATATTTCAGTAATACAAATATTTAATCCTTTGTGTATACTTTTTATATTAGCTGTTTTATCTGCAACGATCCATTCCATTACAGAAAAATTCGAACCAACACATCTATATAAGCCACCAGCACATATAGGAATATTATTTTCTTCTACAATAATTCCATCAGGGGGTAAACATTTTTTTGGAACTATACCAAATTCATGCTGTTTCCACCAGTTAACTAAATAAGGGTAATCTTTATCTAAATCCCAGTCTCTAGCTTGCATTTAATATTTTTTTATTCTTATCACTTAGAATAACTACATGGTCTCTCCAATTATCAAAGTAGTTATCACCAACTTCACGTAATTTATCTTTTTCATCAACTTCAAAGTAATCTGTAAATAGGGTATTATTAATTAAAATTCTTCTTTTATCTGTCCCAAGTGTATAAACAATATACTCATCACTACCTAAAGACTTCCCATGCTTAGTATCTTTAACTTCTTTCCAAATACCATCTTCATTTACCATATGTGTACCTGAGACTTTAATTCCTTTATAATCATATAAGTCATTAATTAAAAATTTACCTAAGGCAAAAACAAACCCACCAACTGCAATATTATCTTTTAAATCTATATCTATAATTGGTTTAGTTGTATTATCCCCCATTGTAATTTGTGTCTCTGGAGAAAAACATCCTAATACATGTCCTATAACTCCACCAACAACTCCTCCAACAGGTCCGGCTGCAGCCATTCCTATTGCAGAGCCTACTCCTGCTCCTGTTTGTTGTTTTTTATCACCGCCTATTAATCCTGATACACCATATCCAGCTACTCCAGCCATTCCTACACCACCTAAGGTGCTTTGACCAATTGGGGTAGCCCCTTTCCACTTAAGTGGAGTTGCAAAATTACTAGCTGCTTTCTCTGCAGCCTTCTTACCAATATTAGTAAAATCTGTATAGGCGTTAAATCCTCTTATTGCTAAATCCGCCCCTTTATATAGGTTCTCAAGCTGTTGTGTTTGTTGATTAATCTTTTGTTGCCGTTCAATTAGTTTATAAGCCTTATTTAATCCAGCATCTTGTGTTCCAGCCCTTGGTTGCATACTCATAACCTTTTCTAGAGATGTCTGTTCTGTAGACTCAGGAGTTATTGCCCCTGGTATATAATCTATTTCTTTTCCTGCTACATTCGATTTAGTTTCAAACTGCCCTGTTGATTCATCAAATTCAGTTCTACTTAGACCAGGTGTTTCCCGAATAACTTTTTGTGTTTGCTCGCCAATATTTGGTGCACTCGCTAGTTCTTCTCCACCCTTTTTAGCCCCTTCATAGGCTTCAAAGTCAGTTAAATTAGGTGCTACCGTTTTTTTAGATTGAGTATCTACCTCAACATATTCGTAACTACCATCATCCTGTCTAACTAACTGTGCTGTCATTTAAAATTTTTCCTTATTACGTTTCTGTGCTTCCTGTAGGTTTAGTAGCTGTCGCACTAAAGCCAGCTTCCCCTGGCAACGGTACAGATCCCGTTCCAATGTTGCCACCTCCAGCTCCTGTTGGATCTGTTGGCGAAGCTCCTGTAGGTACTGGACCAGTTGGTCCCATTTGACTTTGTCCGCCAGTAGCGGCAGTATTGTTTTGATTTCCATTTGTTAACCCCATTATATGTGCATAGATCGCAGCTTTTTCTGGATCATTAATTAATTGATCTGGATCGATATCTAATGATTTAGCTACTTCTTTTAAGCATACATGCCATTTTACAAAAGGTGCTAAAGAAGGATTAGATGCTGTTTGCATAAACGTCATCAATCTTTGTGATCGCACTTCTTTTTGCATTAATGAAGATGTACCTTGTGCTTTTATTTCCAGATCACCTTTGATATGTGGAGCGTCATCATTAAATTGCATATTCCAATGAAATAATGATTCCCCTAGAGGTTTTATTAAATAGTCATCAATATTTTTAATAACTGTTTTAATACTTAAAGCTGCAGCTCCCATCAGCATTGACATACCTGCTGCAGTTCTTGTTGTTGTTTGTATTCCTGTTGCTCCGTGTGAGTAAGAGGGAATCCCTGTTGCTTCATCAGCAAGTTGTCTAAACTTATCAAACATCATTAGATTCTCATTAGCAGTATTTGGAAACTTAACTCCATGAATAGCTGCTCCTGGTTGTCCACTTTGTCTTCTAAATATTTTACCAGGAAAAACTTTCATATCTTGACCTGGTACTAATAATGTTTCATCAATATCAAAAACTAAATTTCCTGCTAACGCCAAATTATCAATAGCCATTCTTGCATGACCATTCATAACTTGTTGTGAGTCTTCCATATTTTCTGGAATACCTACTCCAAAAAATTGATATGGATTAATTTCGTAAGGTGATACTAAGTATGGTAATCGTGTTGGCGTAAACGGATTTTCAACCATTCGAATAACATGCCCACCACAAATCCAAACATTAACACTAACAACATCATTTGTTGTTTCATACGAAATCTTACATTCATCTGCTAGCTTCTTATCAATAGCTCCCCAATATTCTAAAATTTCAAATCTATTTTTATAAAGTGTTGAAATATTTTCTTTATCATATAGAGATGATTCATAACCTCTCGTTTGATAGTTAGGTCCCATTTCAAGACAAGCACGAATTGCTCCTTCGTTAAATAAAGGTTTACTAATTAAATTTTCTAATTGTTGTTTATTATAAGAATGTCTTTGAATAACATAATCACAATCATTAATATTAGTTGCATTTGGGTCTGGATAAAAATCCCAACAAGATACTGCTTCTATTGATGGAATAGCTTTAGTTTTTGCAACATAAATATTATCTACATTTCCTTCTTCATCTTCCATCGTATCATAACTATGATAAGTTTTAGAATCTGTAAAAGGTCCTTTTAAAATTCCTGTTCCTAATAACGACATCTCAAAAAAGACATGGCGTAAAATAGTAATTGCTTTGCTTTCTTCTAATTGATCATGAATTAGTTTTTCCATTTGTTCTGCAGCTAATCTTGCAGGCTCAATTTGAGGCTGACCCTGCTGTGCAGGTCCCGCTTCGAAACCTAATTCTTCATAATCTTGTGCAATATCTTTAATTAAATCAGTGGCTGTTGCCCCTGGTGATAAAGCTTTTCCATCTCCATCAAAACCATAAATATCCTTTACAATATCTTTAGTTTTTAATTCATCAGAAGATTTTTGACCATTCATCTTTCCAGCTTGTGGATTTAAATGGGCATACTTATCAATATTTTCGGGAACAGCAGTAGGTCTTACCCCTAAAGGAAACTTTCCTTGAGAGAATAAAACTTCTATAATTTGCCCAAAGGCTGCTAATACTTTAGTTTTTGTTATTTTAACAAATACTTTTGAGTTTTCGTTAGTACGAAAAGCCATTTCAGGTCCATAAAGACCTCTATAGTTTCGGTATGACTTTAGCCATCTCTTCTCGTCATATAATTTTGAAGTCTCAGATTGCTGAAACTTCTGTCTTATATAACCGACTAAAGGACTAACTTCCTCTGTGTACGGTGTTTTAGCCATTATTTTTTCTTTAAATTTTTAGTAATCTCTTTCTTCTGCTTTTTTAAAAATAGATGCGTCTACCTTTTCTTTTTTACCTACTGAACCTGACTCAGATCCTAAATCACCCTGTTTAACTTTTTGATTAGGGTTCATGTTTAATTTGTCATTGGATCTTTTAGCAACGTCAGGTGAAAGATCACCTTGTTTTACTTTTCCTAAAATTGCTTCTCCTTTTGGGTATCCCATTCCTTCTGGCATAGTTTTCTCCTTTTGTGTTTATAATTTATTAATAATCTTTTTCGTCAGCTTGTTTAAACAATGAATCTTGTACATGTTCTTTACCAGACTTTGTAAGATACTCTCCGCTTTTTTCCAAATCTAAATAATTTTTAGATTTATATTTGCCAGGAGCATGTTTATCAAAATCAATATTCTTCACTTCCTGATTTGGCTGTTTGCCATCAGGTGCAGAACCAAGATCCCCTTGCTTTACTTTTGCTTTTGGGTCGAAGTTTTTTTCCATAATTGTTTCCTATAGTTTTATTTTTTTAATAGAGAGTACATTTTTTGTTGGTATTGTTGTGTACCCACCACCCTGTTTTATTTTACTACTATCTTCAAATATAAAATCTGCCATAATAATAGTAGTCTTCTCATCCTGCTTAGCAAGCCATCCAACACTACAGCAGACTGCTGTTTTAGCTTTTTGAATATCAATAATATCTGCCCAACTGGCATCACTAACGATATCTTCCCAGTAGCAAGCTACTAATTGATAAGGAAAGTTTTTCTTATTAAGTTTTGGTAACTTTATTTTTAATCCCATTAATATCCAAATATTCTATCAACAGGGGTAAATTGTGTTTTAAGTGTCTTATTAAATTTTGCAGCATAGCTTGTGTGCATGGGCCTACTCATACAGCCGTATCTTAAAGCATCATAAGCGTGATCTTCTGCGTGTGTATTAATATCTTCAGGATTATTATCATCTAAAGGTAATGCAGGTAATGTTCTAATTAAATTTCTGCAGTTAGAAAATATTCTAAGTCCTGGTTCTTTCTTAACAGTATCTGTTAATTTTAATCTTTTATGTATTTCAAGCTTACCACTGATTCTACTTCTGGGTGTTCTATCAGAAGGTCTCCAATGACAGCCTGTCTGAATCATTGTTTCTGCAATACTTGGGCCTATGTCTCCACGTTTTGCCCATGTACTAGCGTCTAAGACACCATAGCGTATGTATTCACCACGCTCTAGCTCTAAGACTTTTCGTGCAAATACATCTGCGGTAATCTTTTTGGTATATAATTCTCGATATATCCATAAGTTGTTATCATAATCAATAGCAAACCAAAGCACACAAGCAGGAGAAGCGTAGCCCCAGTCTGCAGAACGAAACTTCTGCCAACCTTTAGGAATTTCAAAAGGATCGACTACATGTGTGTTCTTATTAAATTCTGGAAAAGATGAATGATCAAATGCGTCCCAATCACCATCTAAAAATTGTTTACGTTGTACGTCTGGTAATGATGCCAGCATCGCATAGTAATCATCGGTCTGCATTAGATACGGATTATCTTGTAATTTTGCAGGAATAAATCTTCTTGTAATATACTTAATACCCTTAGGTGTTTTAATTTCTATATTAAAAGCTGTATTAGGAGTAATAGGATCCACAAACATTTCTCTTACCCATTGTGAACCTACGTTTCCTGGATTTCCTGTGGCTCGCATATATACAGGTATACTAGGATCAACAGAACGTAATGATGATCTTAAAAAATTATATATATCTGGCGAAGGATATTGTGGAAGTTCGTCTATTCCTATCCATGTGTATGATTGCCCTTGGTAACGTAAAACATCGGTCATGTTCTCTGCGTAACCGAACTCTATCTTTGCTCCCGATGGGAATCTCCACTCTTTTTCTTGTTCTCTCCATTTGGCTCCTGGAAAAGCTCTGCCATATAACCGTTGAGAATGAGTTATTAAGTCTCTCAACTCAGGCATTGTTCTCCGTAGTAATAAAGCTCTGTGGTGTTCCTTATGGCAATAACGTAAAGGATCTACTAACATTGCGTAGGATTTTCCTCCACCCCTTGCTCCACCGTAAAATACTTCTCTTTCTGAGGACGCTAAGAAATCTGTCTGTGGACCCGAGTTAGGTTCAAATACGACTTCTTGGTTTTTAATATGCTCCTTAATGTTGGGAGAAGATGTCTCTATTACGTCTTTCGTTATTACTTGTTGTTCTTTTCCGTCTAACGCTTTATCAATGGTTAACAATTTAGTTTTAACATTTTCTGCGTGACGTTTAGCTGAACGAAGTGATTGCTCTGCTTGTGCAACTTTTGTGCGTGTTCGTGCTAATATTAATTTAGCTGATTGCTTGGCTTTGGTTTTGACCTTCTTCTTTGGCTTTGGGGGTGCTATCTCGTTTAACTCTTTTTCTAAGTCCGACATAAGATATATACCTGCCTGCCTTTTTGGTTAACCATATTGCAACTTCTCTGTATGAACACGTTTTTAAAAATTTCTTTGCCTCTTCTAATGCTTGTAATTCTAATTCTATTGGTTCAATGTATTTTACATCTTCCGCTAGTTTATATCCGAAGGGAATCGTTCTGGCTTTTCTTTTAATCTTCGGTTGGAGTAACAATTGATTCCTTTGGCTTCTCTTTTGCAGGTAGGATAAATATCCCGTGTACTGCTTTCATAGTGATATCAAGTTGGTCTTTCTTAACGATACCAATTCTATCTAAAATCTGTTTCGCTGCCTCTAGTCTGATATTAGCATGGGGAGTTGTTCCATCCTCATCTAACATATTAACCATCTTAGTTGCAGCCTTTGCCGAATGAACGGCTAAATAATTCTCTGCTCTCGAAACAATCTCTTGTTTCAAGTTACGCAAAACTTTAGGATATGAATGATCTGAATATCCTGCTAACTCTCCCGCCTTTTTCGGATTGCCTTGTGCTTCTCCGAACAATGCGTCTAGAAACTTTTCCTGTGTATCGGTCAAGCTTTTTTTTTGAGTCTTTAGAATAGTAGAATCCGTGTCTTGCATTTATAATTTCCATTAACTCCCTAAAGGGAGCATCTTTTAATCCAGAATCCATTATGGGATATAGTCACCCTTGGCATCTGTTTTCCAGTCTTGATTTTTATCAGCAAGTATATTTAAATCTATCTCACCCAAGCTTACTTCTTTTTTCTTTATCTCATGTCCTTTTATTTTAGCTTGCTTTATTTTTTGTTCCCTTTCCTTTTTCAAAGATTCCGCCTCATCCTTTTTTATGTCTTCATGTATACTTTGGGCTTTTTTTGTTCCAAAGTAATAGGCAGGATATTGAACTATGCTTTGTGCTTTCTGTTTAACAACACTAGGAAGTAATATCCTCCTTGTTTGTTCTAAGACCTTTCCTACCTTAGTTTGTTTAGTAATACCCTCAACAAGCTTAGCTCCTTCTGCAGCAGCCTTTGAGTCAACCTTAGGTTTAGGAATTCTAATTTTTAAATTCTTAAGAACCTTATTCTTATCGGCAAGCTGTAAAATCTTATCCCCCTCAAAAAACTCATGAGATTTCTTAAAGTTCTTTTTTGTAAGTTTCTTAAAGCCTTTTTTTATTAAACCCTTAGCTACCTTCTTAGCAGCCATAGTAACAAACGTTCTGCCTGCTACACTTATGACGATAGGGGTTAAAGCTAACAATGGTACTGGCATAAATTAAATTCCTTTTAATAATATTAGTAAGGGAACCCTAGGGTATTCCCAAGTATGTAGGTGCATATTAGTGATGACCGTTTGTGCATGTCCTATGCGTCTGTATTTGTGTGTCCTTTTAATGTGCACCTGATTCTATTATACACACGAATATCAATTTTGTCAAGCATTATTTGTGGGTGCGACATTATGACTACATAAATAGCTTGACAAAATCGTTAATGAGGTGTATAATATACCTATTAGGTATGGGGGGGTCTTATGTCTATAGTATAGGTAAATATACAGTTACCCCCTAGGGATATAGTCGGGAGATTTAAAGAATAATACCCTAGTATATAGCCCCGAGTATGGTTAACAGGGAACTTAGGGATTTTCTGGTGTAGCTATATAAAGAAGGAAGAAACCCCCCCTAGCACCCTGCATACCCCCTATGAATAATTTTAAATATTTTGTTATGGGTAAATAAAAAATTTCCCCCTAGTGTAAAACTGGGTATCACTCATAGGTAAATCTTAGGTGTTAAGTTTTTGTTACAACAAGCCCCCCTGTAAATCACTTGGTAAAATTTATAGAACGCCCATAAAAAAACCCAGTACCAACTCAATGATACTGGGCTAATTCTTTTTAGTATTGCTTATGCTGACTTTAATTCTTTACCGCTTAAGCTTTGGCTATCCATTGTTTTAATAAATGCCGTTCTAATTACATCATCAGCAACTATTATTTTAATACTTGCAATAGTCCCAACATCTTCGTCACTAATTTTTTCAATTAGTTTTTGTGGATTATTGTTTGCAAGTTTGTGTAAATTCTCAAGTATTGCTAAAGTATCATTTAATAATTTAGAAATATTTACAGATTTACCTTTTTGACGTGGTGTTATGTTAGACGGATATTTAGTGTTCCATACTTTGTCTATAATTCCTGTATGCACAGGAACTAATTCAACATCAGTATTTTTTATTTTTTTAGTACCACCCTTAACACCATCTAACTTTTGGACTTTAAAAGGTACAGCTACCATTGATTTAACAAACACTTGATTGTCCTTATCAATGTTAAACTCATCATTAAAATCATTTAACATTAAACCAAGTTTCACACCTCTAGTTACCGCCATCTCAAAAGCTGAATTGACTTCGTTTTTTCTATCATAATCAGCTAAATCGTAACAATGTTGACGTAAGAATTTAATTGTATTCCATTCTTTCAACTTTGTTATGTTTTTATTATTCAACATCTCAGCAACTACATTTTTTATACTCGTTGCTAATTGCGGAACTATATTTGTCATTAAAGTAGTACTAATATTTTTTGCTTTAAATAATACCTTTTTTAATGATTCATTAGATTTTAATGATTGTAAATAATTCTCATTATCCTTTTGAGTTTCGTCTACTTCCATTTTTTCTAGTTTTTTCATGTTTACCTCGTTATAGATTAAACCCTTAAAATTATTTTTAAGTTTTAATTTAATCATGCCTAGTTATAGCATGAATAATACTTTGATTGCAAATAATTTAATTATTTTATTTTAGACTTAACACGTGTTAACTATTAGAACATTATAAGAACACGCCACAACCTATAATTGTGTGATATTAATACAACTGTGATATATTTGACACATACAACTTATAATGGTATAATT